ATCCGCCGCCGGGGAGATCGGCGCTCGATCGCAAGCTGGCGGCTGCGAGGGGCGAGGTTCAGTGGCTGGAGGAGATCGACGAGATCCTCGAGGAGCAGGAGCATGCTGATGACTGAGGACGTGATCAAGCCGACCAGGCAGCGCATGCGCAGGGCGCCGGGGTTCGACGAGCTGACCGAGACGCAGGCGGGTGGCACGACGAGGAAGTCTGGCGCCGTCCGGGTGTGGAGCCAGCTCGAGAACCTCTACCGCAACCGCTGCATAAGCGCCGAGGAATATCAGGCCGGGCAGAAATATTTTGCGGATTGGTATATCGGCACCGAGCAAGGTAACGGCACGACGATGCGCTGGTCCGAGTACATCAGCGGTTTGGGCGGTAGCCAGAACCTCGACGCGATGGAGCGGCGGGTGTTTCATAGCCGGCGTTTCGCCAAGGCTAACGACGTTCTGGACGAGATGGGGCGGCGCAAACTGATACACTGGCTGGTCATCAACGACATTCCCTGTGAGCAGATCGGCCGGAAATATTGGGGGCTGAAGGGCAAGCACACAGCGGCCGGCCGGGCGGTCGGTGCCGTTGAAACGGCCCTCCATCGGCTGGCGAAATTCTATGGCCTGATAAAATAACACTAACCGTGTTACATGGGTTTATGCCTACAACGGTATCATTCACCAATCTGCGCCCGTGGCCTGAAGCCGCGGGCTAATTTTTTCAAGAGGTTAACATGGCCGAAGCTAAAATTGGCCGGCCGACAGTTTTCACGCCGGATGCCAAGGATTTGATCCTCGAGTACATCGAGGCCGGGCATAGCAACCATGAGGCCTGCCGGATGGTTGGCGTCGATGCGAGCAACCTGTACCTGACGATCAGCCGTGATCCTGAGTTTCGCGAGAGATATGAGCGCGCCAAGGCTGGCGCGGTCGATGCGCTGGCGGATGAGGGCGAGCGCGTGGCCGCCCAGGCCTTGACGGCCGAGACCGGCGCCCAGGTGGCAGGCATCAAGGTCTACGCGGACTACAAGAAGTGGATGGCCTCGCGCCTGGCGCCGCAGCGTTGGGGCGAGAGGAGCTCGGTGCATGTCACCGGGCAGATCTCGGACGACCCGCAGGAGATGGCCAAGCGCGTGGCCTTCCTGCAGGCCCTACAGGGTGGCCAGGACGACGAAGGGCCCGAGGATGCCCTCGAGCCCTGATCGCCGTCAGCGGCCTCCGCTGTGGATCCTAGACGGCATCCAGCGCGCGGTAGACGGTCTCCCGGCTGATGCCCATCTGCTTCGCGATTTTTGCCTTCGGGATGCCGAGGGCGACGAGCTCGCGGATCTTGGCCTGGTCTGTTGTGACCGGCCGGCCGCGATACTTGCCCGCGGCCTTCGCCTTCGCGATCCCTTCCTTCTGGCGCTCGAGCATCATCTCGCGTTCGAACTGAGCGACAGACCCGAGCACGTTCATCATCAGCTTGCCGGTGGGTGTCGCGGTGTCGAGGTTCATCGAGAGGATGCGGAGGCCGACACCCTTGGCCTCGAGCCGCCGGGTGATGTCCATGAGATCCGCCATCGAGCGGGCCAGGCGGTCAAGCTTGGTGACGACGAACGTATCGCCCTCGCGGGCGAAGTCGATCGCTGCCTCGAGCTGCGGGCGCTGGGCCATCGAGCTGATCTGTTCGCTGAACAGCTTCTCGATGCCGGCGCCGTGCAGGTCACGGTGTTGGGCCTCGAGGCCTGCGTCCTGGTCGGCGGTGCTGGTGCGGGCGTATCCGATGAGCATGTCGTCCTCCTGTCTCGTTAATCGATAACAAGACACTACTGCCACATAATCCACAAAGCAAGTCAAATGTGACAGTGCCGCGATCGATGGCAGGCTGTCTCGTTTGGGGTTGCCCTAACCTGGCAGCCGCCCGACCCGACCCGACCGGCACCGACCGACCCGGCTGGCGCCTGGTGGCGTCGCCGCCGCCCGCCGGGCGGGGGTGGGGGGTGGGGGTGCTCGAGGGGGTGGTGTGCCCCCTGGCCGTGGGGCCCCCTGCCAGTGCTGCCCCGCCGTTTTTGAGACAAAACGAAAATTTGGTTCCTGCCCTAGCGGAAGGTGGACATGCCGATCGTTAAAGCCGGCGAGTTGTTCGCTGCATACAACAAACCGAAACGCACCCCGAAGCATCCGACCAAGAGCCACGCCGTCCTGGCCAAAGTGGGTGACGAAGAGCGCCTCATCCGCTTTGGACAGCAAGGCGTGCAAGGCTCGCCCAAGCGCGAAGGCGAGAGCAAGGCCGACGCCGCCCGCCGCGCAAGCTTCAAGGCCCGGCACGCCTCCAATATCGCGAAGGGCAAGATGAGCGCGGCCTACTGGGCCGATCGCACGAAATGGTGACCTGATGGCCAAGAAACCGTTCTGGGAGAAAGCCTCCCCGGCGAAGAAGCCGACCAAGCTCTCCGACCTGCAGAAGGCCGCAGCCAAGCGCCGCGCAAGCGAAGCCGGCCGGCCCTATCCGAACCTGATCGACAACGCCTGGGCGGCGAACAAGAAGGCTTGATATGGCAAAGACCCTCCCGCTCTCCCGGCTGATGACGCCCAACGTCATGCGTATCAGCGACATCATGCCGGCGGAGATGGATCACGAGATCGAACTGCCGATCGACGCCGAGACCAACGTGCAGAACCGCGACCTGGTGATCACGAACTGGATGCTCGGGCCGGAGCGCACCAGCGTCGATCCGGCGGCCAATGCCGACTACTGGCAAAAGCTTGCCGCGGCGTGGAACCTCACGGAAGAGGAAGCCCGGCGCCAGCTCTGTGCCAACTGCGAATATTTCAACAACACCCCGGCGAAGCTCGCCGAGATGGAAGCCGTGCCCCTCGATGCCTACGACATGGATGGCGGCGGCCGCGGCTATTGCACGAAGTTCGACTTCATCTGCCACAGCCTCCGCGCCTGCCAGGCGTGGGAGGAAAAAGAGTTCGAGGACGATTGAAACCCGCTGATCGCCTCGCACCGGCGCTGAGGAAAGTCGAGGCTGCGAAAGACAAGAAGAAGCTGGCGAAGGAAATCGCCGCAGCGACGAAGCAGTTCAAGTTCATCCCTTGGCCGGGGCCTCAGACGGATGCGTATCTGAGCAAGGCCGACGAGATGTTCTACGGCGGCGCGGCAGGCGGCGGAAAGACGGCCATGCTCGTCGGGCTCGCCGTACAGGCGCACACGAAGAGCATCATCTTCCGCCGGGAATACTCGCAGATCCGAGGTCTCGAGGACGAGGCTGCGAAGCTGCTCGGAACACGCGACGGCTACAACGCGACGGAGAAGGTCTGGCGCCACAGTGGCAGCAGGATCCTCGAGTTCGGGTCCGTTCCGCACGAGTGGGATCGCGAGAAGTACCAGGGCCGGGCGCATAGCTTTATCGGCTTCGACGAGATCACGCACTTCACGCCGTCGATCTACCGCTACCTGATCGGCTGGAACAGAAGCGACGTGAAGGGCGAGCGCTGCAGGGTTGTGGTGACCGGCAACCCGCCCACGACGGCCGAGGGCCGGTGGGTTGTCGACTATTGGGCGCCCTGGCTCGACCCGAAGCATCCGAACCCGGCGCGGCCGGGGGAGTTGCGGTGGTTCACGACGATCAAGGGCGAGGACGTCGAGCTGCCCGGGCCCGACCCGATCGAGGTCGACGGCCGCGTGGTGACGCCGCGGTCGCGGACGTTCATCGCTGCGAAGCTCGAGGACAACCCTGCGCTCATGGAGAGCGGATACGCGGCGGTGCTCGAGAGCATGCCGGAGCCGCTCCGGACCATGATGCGCGAGGGCCGGTTCGACCTGGGCCAGCAGGATGCCGACTATCAGGTGGTGCCATCGGCCTGGATCGACGAGGCGATGAAGCGCTGGACGGCCTCGAGGCCGGAAGGCGCGGTCATGACATCAATCGGTGTGGACGTCGCAGGAGGCGGCGCCGACGAGACAGTGTTGTCGTGCAGGTATGGGACTTGGTTCGATCATCTGATCTGTCGAAAAGGTTTAGACACAAAGGACGGTCCCGCGACCGCAGGCCTGATCGTTCAGCACATGAGGGATGCCTGCGAGATCGTGATCGACACCGGGGGCGGGTGGGGGAACTCAGCGTTCGACCACCTGAAGCACCAGTCGGTGAAGATCAGGGGTGTCACGGGCTCGAGTGGCTCGACGTCGAAGACAAGGGACCGGCAGCTGGGCTTCGTGAACAAGCGCGCCGAGACCTGGTGGAAGTTCCGCGAAGCCTTGGACCCGGCGTATGGGAGTGGGTTGGCCTTGCCGCCCGATCCGCAGCTGCGGGCCGATCTGACCTCGCCGACGTGGAAACTGACGCCGCGCGGGATCCAGATCGAGAGCAAGGACGAGATCAGGAAGAGATTGGGCAGGAGCCCTGACCGCGGTGACGCGGTGGTGCTGGCCTGGGTGACGGCGCTCGAGACGGGCTCGTCTGCTCACCCATCGGGGCGCCTGAAGTTTCAGACAAGGGCCAAGCTTGGCTACTCGCAAATCAAACGAGCCGTTCGGAGATAGATGATGAGCTCACTGTTCAAGACACCGAAGATCCCGGATCCGCCGCCGGAAGTGGCGATGCCAGACCCGGAGGATCTGAAGGCTCGCATGGCCAAGCGTGGCGCCATGATGGACGCCAAGAAGCGCAAGGGCCGCGAGAGCACGATCCTGGGGCCGACGACTGCCGAGGGAGGCGGCGGTACGGACTACTCACGCGGCACGCTTGGTGGGAGCCCGATGTAGTCATGGGCTGGTTCAAGAAACTCAAGAAGACCGTCAAGAAAGCCGTCAGGAACCTGACGGGCGACAATAACAACAAGCCCCAGCGCCCCGACGCGGCGATGGGGCCGGCTGGTGACACCGGAAGCAGGGCGCGTTCCTCGGCCGCCAATCGCACGCGCATGCGGCGATCGCGGGGGCGTGACAGTACCATCATCACAGCCGGCTCCGAAGTCGGCTCACGCACGTTGCTGGGGTAATTAGATGGCCGTATCGCTCAAGCACTCGTTCAACAATCCGAAGTCAGATGGGCCCGACAGCACAGTCGTGCGCCCCTCAGACTGGAACGCTGAGCACGTTTTGACGCTTGGCACCAATCGAGTGTTGGGGCGGGTATCGAGTGGCACGGGTGCCGTAGAGGAGCTCACGGGCGCTCAGGTGAGATCCATCGCCGACGTCGCGCAGCTCGGTGTCCTTGGCGGCATAAATACGAGGACGGCATCCTATACCCTGGCCTTATCCGATCGCGGCAAGCTCATCGAGATGAATGTCTCGGGTGCGAATACAGTGACGGTGCCGAACGAAACTGGTGTCGGCGGAGTGAACTTCCCCATTGGAAGCCAGGTACTCGTGGTTCAGACAGGGACCGGTACCACGACTGTGACCCCGGCGGCTGGTGTGACCATTCAGTCTACGACTGGCGGTCTGACAACAGTTACACGCTATGCCGCCATTCTGCTCTACAAGCGCGCTGCGAATAGCTGGGTTGTGATCGATCAGGCGACAGCCCACCTCGATGGTCGCGTTGACAACCTCGAAACCGTCGCAGGCGACTTTTCAAACGTCGCAGCGGTGGCAACGAATATCGCCAGCGTCAACACCACAGCTGCCAACATTTCTGGTATCAATACTGTGGCGCAAGCCGTCAATGACGGCGATCTGATCACGGATTTCTATCTTGGAGCTTCATCTTCAAACCCAACAACGCGGCTTGATGGTTCCGCTCTACAAACCGGTGACTTCTACTTCAATACCACCAGCACGCGTATGCGGACTTATGCGGGTGGTTCGTGGTATGACACTGGAGCCGGCGGGAGCACCGATGCATCCCTTGTTACATTTAGCCCCAGCGGCACAGGCGCAGTATCGAGAACAACACAATCCAAGCTGCGCGATGTCGTCAGCGTAAAAGATTTCGGCGCGACGGGTGACGGAACAACCAATGACGCTGCCGCCCTCCAAGCCGCAATAGACGCGGCAAACGCTGGAGGGGGCGGAACTGTTATCGTTCCGCCCGGCACCTACCTGTGCGGCTCGCAGATCGTCCACAAGGCAAACGTGACGGTTGCCGGGTCCAATGGCGCAACGATTAGGAAGGGCTTCAACGGAAATCTATGGAGCATTGCGGTTTCTGGCGCGGAAATCCGCGACATCACCCTTGACGGAAACCACGGAACATACACTGGGAAGGGTGTTGTATGTTCTGGCGGGGCTTCTAGCTGGCGTCCCGTAATCAGCAACACGGTGTTTAACGCCTTCACCGATACGCACATTGAGTACACTGCAAACTCAGGCGAGAGCGCCATCGTAGACAACTGCCGTTTCTCTTTCGGCACTGGGCAGACAGATGCCAGATACATTCATTTCAACGGCCCCGACACTGGTGCCACGTTCCGCGTTATCTCAAACTGCACTTGCGAGCTTGGCTATATCGACATCGATGGCGCTAATGACCTGTCAATTACAGGCTGCGTATTCAAACGAATTGAAACTAACTCCGACTGCCAGATGGTGTTGATACAGTCTGTCCGATGGGCGAATGGCAGCAGCCCCATGACAATCTATGGAAATACGTTCGTTGTAGGTTGCTCCTTTGCTGGTGATGTTACGCTCGATAGCACCTTCAATGGCGTGTTTATCGGAAACCAGCAAACGGCTGGGAGCTTCACCAACAACGCAACCGGGTCCACTGTTCTGGCGCGTGACGGATCTGGGGGCAACAACATCTATCTCGGGCGGCTAGCCGCTTATTATCTTCCGAGCGCCACTGAGCGTATCCAGACGGGCCGTATGGCGAATGTGGCCTCAACGGACCAAACTCTGTCGATTGGTGGAAGTGCGAAGACAATCAACGTTACCGGAGCGTTAACGACTAACGTTACATACACGCTACCGACCTCAGGCGGCATCAATGGTGAACGCTTTCGCATTGTGCGCTCTACGTCCGCAACGGGTGCGTTTACAATAGACGTGGGCGGCCTCAAGTCACTCTCAGCCGGGCAGTGGTGTGATGTCGAGTATAACGGTTCGACTTGGTATCTCACCGCATTTGGGTCGCTTTAGGGAGCGTAAAATGCAAGCTGGCGCGCTCGACATACTCCACACAATCCTACAATGGGTCGTGGCCCCAGTGGGAGCATTCGTTTGGTTCTTGTACAATAAGATGCAGGCCCAGCAGACCGATATTGCGGTGCTGAAGGCTGAGACGGCCACCAACAAGCAGGCCCATGATCGCGAGATGAAAGAGATCCGCGATACGACCGAGCGAATTTTCCAGAAACTCAACTCAATCGAAGAAGCTCTTCGCAAGTAGGAGAACAGCCCTATGGCTCTTCAGTATTCTGTAACTGTGCGGAATGCACAGCTCGACGCGCTGGAAACAGCGGTTGGCGCCAGCGCCATCCTCAAGATCCGCTCCGGTTCCGCGCCCGCCAACTGCGCCGCCGCCGACAGCGGCACGGTGCTGGCGACGATCAATCTTCCGTCCGACTGGATGGCGGCGGCCTCGTCTGGCTCCAAAGCCAAGAGCGGCACTTGGGAAGACACTAGCGCGGACGCCACCGGCACTGCTGCCCATTGGCGGCTCTATGCCTCGGATGGCACGACCTGCCACGCGCAGGGCACGATCACCGCGACGGGAGGCGGCGGCGACATGACGCTCGACAATACCTCGATCAACTCGGGCCAGACCGTGACGGTCACGTCGTTTACAATCTCTGCGGGCAACGCATAATCCGATGGCGATCTCCCTCAAGCACACCACTCAGGCCGTTGGGACGGACGCCGGGAACGGCGAAATCCGCAAAGCCCAGTGGAATGAAGAACACACGCTGACGGCGGCCACGAACACGCTTCTGGGCCGATCGTCTGCGGGTGCGGGTGCTGTTGAGGAAATCACTTGCACCGCCGCCGGGCGGGCCTTGCTTGATGACGCGGACGCCGCCGCGCAGCGCACCACTCTGGGGCTTGGCACACTGGCGACATCGAATGCCACGCTGCCCTCTGGCACCATAGTCGGAACGTCGGACACTCAGACGCTGACGAACAAGACACTGACCGACCCGGTTATGGTCGGGACGATCTTGGAGGATGTGTTCACGATCACGGACGGCGCGGCTTTTGAAATTGACCCCGGAAACGGGTCGATCCAGTTGATCACACTTGGTGCCTCTCGTACACCAAAGGCCACGAACTTTGCGGCGGGCGAGAGCGTGATCCTGATGGTGGATGACGGGTCAGCGTTCACGTTGACCTGGAGCGACACCACCTTCGGAACGAGCGGCGTGAACTGGAAAACGAACGGGGGTTCTGCGCCGACGCTGAACACCACTGGCTTTACAGTCATCACGCTCTGGAAGGTCGGCACTCAGGTGTACGGCGCAAGGGTGGGCGATGCTTAACAAGAAGGCTCTCGCCGCCGCCCGCATCGCATCCGGCACCACAACGGATGCCGATTTTGAAAACGTCACCATGCTGCTCCACGGTGACGGCACCAACGGCGCGCAGAACAACACTTTTATCGACGGGTCTACAAACAACCTCACTGTGACCCGCAACGGCAATGTCACGCAGGGATCGCTGAACCCGTTTGGCGACAGGTGGTCGAATTGGTTTGATGGAAGTTCAGATTTTCTGGTGATACCCGCAAGCTCCGCTTTGCAGTTTACTGGCGACTTTACGATTGAAGCGTTCATTTGGATAGATAGCACAGTAACGCCATCAAGACCGGACAATCTAAAAGCCCAGACAATTTTTAGCGGAATTACTGAAGTTGGCGGGTTTAGCGGAACGTGTATCTTTGGTATTGCTGGGTCTGCTTCGGTAGCTGGAACAGGTTTTGAAATCTATCAAGATGCTCCTCGTTTGGCTGCAAGCGTATCCGCAACAGTGCCGTTAAATCAATGGGCACATATAGCGTTTGTAAGATCAGGCTCAAATCTATACGGTTTTGTAAATGGTACTAGGTACACCTTAAGTGTATCAGATGGCTCTGCGACTGTCACATTGATCAGCTCTGTAGAACCAACGCAGATAGGCTCTGCAAGAGGGACAACGTACTACGGTCATTTCAAGGGGTACATTTCAAATTTTCGCGCGGTAAAAGGTACCGCTGTATACACTTCCAACTTCACTCCACCCACTGGCCCGCTTACGGCGATAGCAAATACGTCACTTCTAACTTGTCAGAGCAACAGTTTCAGAGACAATAGTAGCGGCAACCGCACGATAGATCGCAACGGTGATGTGTATGTCCGCCCATTCGTTCCGTTCTCTCCATCTTCTGCGTTTTCAACCAGCACGAACGGGGGGAGTGGGTATTTTGATGGGACTGGCGATTATCTTTCAGTAGCGGACAACGCCAATCTGAGGCTTGGGACATCTGCATTTACTATTCAGGCTTGGATATACCGAAATGCTGCCGGAGCAACGCACTCCATTATTGCAAAGGGCGGTGCGAGTACTGGTTTTGTGTTCCAAGTGACAAGCACAAATGTGCTTCGTTTTACACATGGCTCCACAAGTATTGATACAACAGAGACAATCCCTGCGTCATGTTGGACGCATGTTGCCGCTATAAGAACAGGCACAGGTTCCAACGGATTTCAGCTCTATATCAATGGCGTCACCCGCGCTACTGGCACAGTAGCCACCGACTTTAACCAGACAGAAGTTCTGTATGTTGGCGCTGACCGTAGCGCCACAAATGTTATGAATGGATATATATCCAGCTTGAAATTTACCAATGGTACCGCTGAAAGCTCTGCCGTCCCGAACTCACCGGCAAGTGCTACAACTAACGTGGCCTTGCTTCTCAACTTCACCAACGGCGGCATCATCGACAACGCCGCAGACAATGTTCTGGAGACGGTTGGCAACGCGCAGATCAGCACCAGCGTGAAGAAATACGGCACGGGTTCGCTGGCGTTTGATGGGACGGGTGATTGGATTGCAGCGCCAAACAATGTTGAGTTTTCGTTTGGCACAGGGGATTTCACAATAGAAGCATGGGTTTGGCTCGACAGCACTGTAAGCCCCAATAGACCAGACTTCCGCAAAACTGTTACAATATTTAGCACAGGTTCTGCAAATGCGAATGATTGCTCGTTCGCAATATACGGAAGCACGTCAGTCGCTGGTGTCGGTCTTGAGCTTTATCAAGCCTCTCCATCTATTGCGCTTAGCGTAGCGGCAACAGTCGCAACAAATACATGGGTGCATGTTGCGTGGGTCAGAAGCGGCACCACAATCTACGGGTTTGTTGATGGTACAAGATATACACTTGGAACCACATCAGCAGCCATTGCAGGTTCTGTAGCGCCCAAGATCGGTGCAGCAAACACATCTGGTTATACCAATCAGTTTAAAGGCTACATAGACGACCTCCGCATCACCAAGGGCGTAGCCCGCTACACAGCCAACTTCACGCCGCCCACTGCGGCATTCCCTGATCTGTGAGGAACCCATGCTGATCTACAAGGACGGGATTGTGGCAGACTACCGGGATGTGTTCCGCAACACATCGTTCCCGCCCAATGGCCCCTCGGATGAGTTTCTGACAGAGAACGGCGCTGTGAAGGTGAGCGTCTTCCTGCCTCACGACCAGATGACGGAGAAGCTCGTTTCCTGCCCGCCCTATGTGCAGGACGGATGGGCCTATACCGTCGAGGTCCAGCCAAAGACACAAGAGGAGATCGACGCCGACCGTGATGCGGAGGCGAGCCGAGTGCGTGCCGACCGTAACAGGCGACTGGCCGATTGTGACTGGACGCAGGGCAAGGATATTCCCGACGCCATTTCGACGCCGTGGGCTGCCTACCGGCAGGAGTTGCGGGACGTGCCGTCACAGGCTGGCTTCCCTTATGCCGTAATCTGGCCGACCACACCGGGATCGGAGGCGTAAGACAATGCCCGGCATTTTCGACACAGGCATATTTGATGTCGGCATTTTCGACACAGCTCCAGTCGAGGCCAGCGCGTCTTTATCCCAAGCCGGGAACACCGTTTCTTCGGCAACCTCCGTGGTTGTCTCTGCTAGCCTTGCAAGCACGGCAGCGGGTAATACCGTTTCTTCCGCTGGTACGGTTACGGTTGCAGGGGCAGTCAATGCCACTGCAGCGGGCGATACCGTTGCGTCGGTGGGCACCGTTGCAGTCAAGGCGAGCCTCGCAGTCGAGCAGGCTGGCAACACGCTCTCGGCGTCCTCTGGAAATGCAATCACAGCCAGCGTTGTTCAGACGCAGGCGAGCGACACAGCATCCGCCGCTGGATCTGTGCGGGTTCAGGGATCCGCCAGCATCGTTCAGGCCGAAAACTCTGTATCGGCGAGCAGCGATGCAGGCATTGTCGCCAGTGCTTCTCTCTCGCAGTTCGCCGACACCCTCTCGGCGGCAGGCACTGTCCAAGTAAAGGCAGGCCTCTCAGCCTCGCAGGCAGGCGATACAGTCAGTGCTTCGGGCGCGATATTCACGCCGGGCGTAGCGTCGGGCACGGCGTCTCTGTCGCAGGATGCTCAGTCGGTCTCGGCATCGGTAGCGGTGCGGGTGTCGGGCGCTGTAAACGCAACGCAAGATGGTAACGCGTCGTCGGCCCCGGCTGAGCCTTTCGTCGTCGCCCCGTCCTACGGCACATGGGCCAAGCGACAGAACAAGTCGAAGCCGCAGGCGCCGCAGCTCCCGCCGCCCGTCGAGGCGGGCGAGATCGTCATCGACGAGGCCGTGCTGCGGCAGATGGAGGAGGAGCGACTTGCTGCTCTTGCCCGCCAGAAGAAGGCCGAGGCGCTTGATCGGGTCGAGGAGCTCCGGGCTTACGCGCCTGCCGAGAAGCGTCCGACCAGGTCGGTCACGATCGACCCCCGGCGCTTTGACGTGGTCGAGGCGACCCATGAGATCCGGACCAAGGTGGTCTCGCTCTTCCGCGAACAGCCGAAGCCGGCGCTCGTGGAGCCGGTGCGGGGGTCCATTACCCTTCGGGCACTCGGCCCACGATACCTGCCGGAACCTGAGATCAGGAAGGCCAGAACGATTTCACTCCGCCGGTCTCCGAACCGGATGATGCAAACAGGACTGTGAGAATGGATGATAACGCGAAAGAGCTGATGAAGAGGGGCAACAAGCTCTTCGAAGCCAAGGCACCGTTCGACAGCCTTTGCCAGGAAATCGCCACCAATTTCTATTCGGCTCGCGCCGACTTCACGACCAAGATCGAGCTCGGCAACGAGTTCGCCTCGCACCAGGTTGACAGCTATCCCGAGCTCGTTCGCCGAGATCTTGCCAACGCCTTCGCATCGATGCTCCGCCCCAGCAACCAGCAGTGGTTTGAGGCCCATGTCGATGACGAGCTCGAGCAGGACCGGAACGTCCGCGCCTACCTCGAGTATATGGACAAGGTGACAGGCCGCATCCTCTATGACCCCGCGACCAATATGCGGCGCACCGCAGCCGAGGCCGATAATGACCTCGCGGCCTTCGGCAATGCCGTGATCTCAATCGTGGACAACAAGGACCGCAACGGCATCGTCATGCGGGCCTGGCATCTCCGTGATTGCGCCTGGGCCGAGGATGAGATCGGTGGCGTTTCTGCGCTGCACCGCAAGCAGAAGATCACCCTGGCCAACCTTGCCCGGCAGTTTGGCGCCAACAAGGTGCCGATGAAGTGGCGCTCCAAGCTGGACAAGGATCCGATGTGCGAGATCACGATCCGGCACTGCGCCGTCGAGAAGGATCTCTACTCGCCCTATGGGGCGAAGAAGACCTTCGGCGGCATGCCGTATGTCAGCGTCTGGTACACGGAAGAGGGCGAGCTCCTGGCTGAGATCCCCGAGCCCTCGATGCCCTATGTGGTCCCTCGCTGGTCCAAGGTCTCGACCAGCCAGTATGCTTTTAGCCCGGCGACCATCATCGCCCTCCCCAACGCCCGCCTGATCCAACGCATGATGCTGACGCTCATCGAGGCGGCCGAAAAGACGGTCGATCCCCCGCTGGTCGCCACTCATGAGGCGATCAAGTCAGAGGTGGATCTGGCAGCCGGCGGGATCACCTGGGTTGATCGCGAGTATGACGAGCGCCTAGGCGAGGCCCTCCGGCCGTTGAACCTCGGCCGCAACGTGGGCCTGGGCGTCGATCTTCTCGAGCGTCAGCGCCAGATGCTCGCAGAGGCCTTCTATCTGTCGAAGATCAACCTGCCGCAGAGCAGGGAGAAGACAGCCTATGAGACGGCCCGGCTGGTCGAAGAGTATGTCCGCAACGCACTGCCACTCTTTGAGCCGCTCGAGGATGAATACAACGCAGCCGTGCTGGATGCCGTCATGTCCCGCGGCCTTCGCCTCGGCGCCTATGGCCCGCCTGACATGATCCCTGAACCACTGAGAGGCCGCGACGTGCGCTTCCGCTTTGTGAACCCGCTGCGTGAGGCAATGGCCAAGCGCAAGGTGATGGCCTTCCAGGAGAGCGTCGGCATCCTCTCCGCGGCCGCTCAGATCAAGCCGGAGGCCTTGGCCGAGGTCGATGTCAACCAGATGCTCCGTGATGCCCTGCACGGTGCCGGCGCACCCGCCGGGTGGTTCAAGAGCGACGAGGCCCGGGCGGCGGAAGAGCAGGCGGCCATGCAGATGGCCAACATGCAGAAGATGGCCGGTCTGGTCGGCACGGGTGCCGAGGTCGCCAAAAAGGTGAGCCAGGCCCAGATGGCGGCCCAGTTGGCGGAGCAGGGTCCGTCTCCGCAGACCGCGGGGGTGATGGGTGGCTAAACTTGCGCCTTGGCGCCCTTGGCGTCCTGTCGAGGTCCATGTCTCGCCCGTCGTTGGGCCTGGGCTCCTGAACAAGGCTGATGTCCTGGCGATCAAGATGGCCGCTCAAGGGGAGGCTACGGCCGAACAACAGAAGCGGGTGATCGAGGCCATCATCGGCCGGATTGCTTGTGCAGATGAACTTTCCTTCCGCGCCGACGATCACGGCGGCACGCGGGAGACCGACTTCAGCGAAGGCAAGCGCTACGTGGGGCTCCAGCTCCGCAAGCTCTTGAGCACACCGCTGGAGATCCTGACCGGCGAAGACCGCCGGCCCTAACCGCCGTCACCCCGCCACACGGCGGCACGGCAATCAACAAGGACATCGATGTCGGAAGAGATCCGCGAAGAAGCGGCTGGCGAAGCCGTGACCGAAACGACCAATACCCAGACCCTCGCCGAGACAGGCGCCGCAGTTTCTGCGGCGAATGATGGTGCAATCGCCGCAGAAACTGCTGAGAAGCCTTCCAGTGCCTGGCCCGATGACTGGCGCGAAAAGCTGGCTGGTGGCGACGAGAAGCTGAAGAACCTGCTCGGTCGCTACACCGCACCCGATGCCTTCGCAAAGGCATTCAAGGAACTCCGCGCGGCCTATGACAGCCGGAAGCCGGTGAAGGACGAGGCAGCCGAGCTGCCCGAAAACCCGACTGAGGAGCAGCTCGCCGCCTTCCGCAAGGCCAAAGGTGTTCCGGACAAGCCCGAGGACTATGAGTTCGAGGTGCCGGAGGGCAAGGAGCTTTCCGACAGCGAGTACGACATCCTCATGGATTTCGCGAAGGCCATGCACGAGAAGAACATGCCGGCCACGGCCGTCAAAGAGATCTCGTCGTGGTTCCTCGAGTATGAGGACATCGTCGCACAGAAGAACGCCGATAATGCCTACAAGGCCCGCATGGACACGGAGGAGAAGCTCCGCGCCGAGTGGGGAGCTGACTACCGCGCCAACGTGAACCTGATGTCGAATGTGCTTCAGGAG